CAATAGTTGTCCCAATACTAGTTTTCTTAATACCTGAACTACTAGTATTTGCAGGGTTGGTTCCATATGCACTTTGATAACTAGAATAAATCTTATTAAAATCTACTACATTATTTGATGCATTATTGTTATATGTTTGTGGTGTAGAAGTTACATTATTATTTGTCTGTAAATTTGTATTAGGTCTTGTATTTGTATCAGTTTGTGTAACCTGAGGCTGTATTTGTATAGGAATAGTAATAGGATTAATCGTATTATTTAAATTTCTAGGATTATTACTTGCTTGTAGACTATCAGGTTTAACGGCTTGTAAACTATCTGGCATAGAGTTATTTACTTGATTTATATTAGCTTGTGGATTACTAGATGCAATTCCAGTATTTAAATATGTATTTGCCATTTTTTATTACTCCTCTCATTTATTATAAATTCCATTTAATTTCTGTTGCCAATTATAAAGTGTTGCATCAGTTGAATTACTTAAATTAAAAGTGTTTATTCCAATATTTTTATTAAGTTCATTCTTCCAGTGATTAAGGGTATGTTCTACAGTAGGATATAAAGGATAAGTTCCTTTATTAGCTACATTCAATTGCCTTGCCCATTCTTTTAATGTAGCCTCATTACTTTCGTATTGTCTAAATCTCATCTCGAATTAGTCCTGTCGACTCTTTCCATACCATAGATAACAATATTTCCCTCTCCATAAATTTCAAAAGTATAACTTATAGCATTTTGTATTTCACTTGGAATTAACACACAATTTGTTTTATTTTTTCCCTGAGGCAAGACATTAGTTTTTATAACTTCTTTTCCATCATCTGTAATAATTTTTAAATTAACTGTCCCCTCTAAATCATAATTAAACCAAACAGCAGACAAAGATTTTCTTTTACTCAAAACTCCATTTTTAAATTCTTTAGTTTTAATATAAAAAGGAATAGGTTTAGTTGCAGTTAGTCCATCAGCTCCAATATATTCATCATATCCATAAGTTCTAATATATTTCTTACCATCTTTTCTACCACCTGTTAATTCATAAATCACACCATTTGCAGTTAATGCATAAACAGGTGTCGGGGTTTGTGAAAAATTTAAATCAACATATGCATCACATATTCTAGTATAAAATAATTCATCATCTAATTGACATTGTTCTTCCTTTGTCCATTTTCTTAGTCTTTGGTCAAATATTAGCAAATACATATAGTCAGGAAACCAAAAATAAACTTTATCCTCACTACCCGCAACAGAAATATTTTTAGCCTCATTAACAGTAATTCCAATTAAAAAATCTTGAACTCCTCCACTTAATCCGTTATTACCAGTTGGCTTTTCAATATTTCTTATAGTACTACCATCATATTCGTATATATTTCTGCCATATAGCCAATATAAATATGAATTATGTACTTTTATAGTGCATTGATCATAACAACCAATATTATTATCCAAAGATATACAAGTATAAGAGTCAGTAGTTCCAGAAATTACATTACTTCCATAATATAAATGCATATTCTTTTCACTAAATACAATTAATTTATCATCAAAAGAAACCAACCCAGTTATTTGGTTACAATTAGGTACTTTATCTTCTCTTGAATTTTCTGTTGAACTCCAATCCATAGGGTTTTGCAATCCTGAGAAATACAACATATTTCCATTACTTGCAATCATTCTATTTTTGTGATAACACATATGCTCAAAACTTGTCACCCCACTTGGCATAGTTAAATTTTCAGGTGTATTTACAACAGAAAAAGGTAATTTATGTCTAGTAGGTACTAAATTCTTCCCATATAACACTAAATATTCATTATTTCCATCTGCATAATAAACATGAGAAAACTTCTCTCCTGTTACAGTACATATAACAGTACCTGTCATATCTTTTAACTGATTGCCTTGTATATAAAATAAATACTTCACACCAGCTACACCAAAATACTTTATTTTATTACCTTTTAGTCCTGGGTTACTCTTCATAGTTCTGCCAATTCTTGTAGAAATAGCTGGATATTTATCAAGACACATATTACACATATCTTGACATTCATCATCTTGTATATTTTGAGGAGGATAAATATTATTTATTCCACCAGCTAAATAATTAATCTGATTATTACTTTTTGTATGTACATTCTCTAAATACGGATTTAACCACACATTTACCCCCTCCTATACTTTATATTCTTATGCAAATTTCTAATTACAGGATATCTTTGTTGTTGTTCGTTTTTATTCTCATTAGCTCTTTGTACTAAATTGTTATACAAAAGAATATATTCATTTGCTAGCTCTATATCTGGGTTATAGCCACTCATTGCTATAATACTCATAACATTGTATTTTACTAAGTCAATGTAGTTATCATCTAATTCAATATAATCATCTAAACTTGTCACCATTTTAGGCTTTTTTCTATAATAAATATCTACTTTTCTAACATCTTTTGGAGTAGGATATAACCCTATAGCTCCATCTCTACCATCAAAATATCCTGCATCACTCATATGTTGATTAGGTAAGTATGATTTTATTTCTTTAAATTCTCCCCAATCATATGGACTATCTTGATTTCTCGCCTTACATGACTTAGTTACATGTTCTATCATATCTATACTACAATCTTCAGGTAATGAATAAAGCTCTTTACCAGCCATTGTTGTAAAAGAATATTGTTCTTGAATTGCTAAGTCTTTATAAATTTTCTTCATAGTTTCATTTATCCATAAAAATAAGCTTTGTTCATAATATTCGTGAGGTAACCTTGTCTTTATATCATCTAAAACTTGTCCAACAGTTGTTCTACTTACTATTGCCATATTTTTCTCCTTTCTATCTAGTTCTTATAATATATGTAGCTGAATTATTACTTAAATTTGGAATATTAAATGTTTCAGGTAGATTTTCTGTAGTTTCATTTAACGTCTCATATAAACTCATATATTTTTGCGTATTTACACTTTGACCATTACATTCTAAATAATTAGCAGGTACTGTTTGACCAGCATATAAAATTATTCCACCAATTGGTACTAATGCACTTGAAGAAGCCTGAGACTCATTCCATAAATCAGGAAATTGCCTTACTTCAATATCTTTAATATATGTGTCTATATTATTTCCAACAAATATAACCTCACCTACTCTAAATAATGCTTGTGAATAGTAATAATTACCCTTAGGTACAAAGATATATTTTGAACCAACTTCAATCGCATCATATATAGCTTGTTGCAATTGCAATCTATTGTCAGTCATTCCATCACCTATAGCACCATAACTTTGAAGTGGTACTATACCAAATGTATAAAAAAACATGTCTTTTAATTCATCTATTCTTAATTCATTAATCATGTTTGAACCTCCTCTGTTCCAATCTCTAAAGTTCCAGTTTCCACATTGCCACTACTTCCTATAAAGGTTTTTCCTGTTATTACATCACTTGCAGTTGCAGATAATAAATTAATATTAGTACTTCTAAAGAACTTATTTTTGTATTTAATTCCAATTAAATTATTTGTAATATCAGATGTTAATGTTTGTATTTGTGCTACACGATTTGTTGCTGAATCACACCATATATGTATTTTTGATGTTCCTAAGTCAGATTGCATATTAAATAAATGATCATATGTTCCATTTGTTATACTAGTACTAAAATTTACAGTTATAACATTAATCGGAAAAACATTAGTATTAGCATCTGTATTTAAAATATCTGATGTATTAAATATTAAAATCTTTAATTTATTAGGGTCATAATAACTTGAAGAAGCACCAGTTCTATATTCTCCACACATTAACACAATTTTACTTTCATCAAAAGTAATAAATGATAAGCCTATACCAAGGTATATATTTCCATTACCACTAGTGACAGGCATAAATTTAATTGTTTTTTTAGAATTTCCTAGAACACTACTTACTTTTGCATCATATATATAAATCTGTCTACTAGATTTACCATCTATCCCCAATATTATATTTGCTTCACTTATATATATAAATGAATTTGATGTTGTACTATTAGTAGAACCGCTATAGGATACAGGATATAAATTTTCATTTAATGCTATCATAAAACCACTATTTGAGCTAACATTACTATTTGCATTTGAAAATATATATTTATCGTTATTCGTTATCCTCAATCGTGTTGCATGTGGACTATCGCCACATTTTGCAACAGTAACAACACTTTTGATATCTGCACTTATAGACACATCTGTCGCAACTTCTTGATTATCAGGTACCTCTATATTAGTAGATATAACTATCTTTCTCGCATATCCATATGAATTTATAACATAAACATGAAAAAGAACACAAGGGTCAGTATTTGCAAAAACAAACCCATAATTATTACTAAGATAGCCACCAGATGTAAAGGTGATTTTTCCTGAGCCTGTATAATCAACAACATGATTATGTATTTTAAATCTACCAGTATATTCATTTCCTATCTCTCCATGATCTTTCAAATGATATGTATAAAAATGCAAATACGCTTTTTTATTTGTTAAATCTATAGTATTAATCATAAGCAAACATAAATCCGAATATCCTAAAAAACCACTAGCTCCAAAAGATATTAATTGAATATCTTCATTATCTCCTATACCTAAATCTGATTTACTATAACGATACTTTTTATATGTAGTTCCACCATTTACTCCTGTTGTAGCATGTATTACTAAACCATTTTCAGTAACAGGGTGACTCTCAATATAAACATCAGTAGAACTAGTATCATTTAATTTAACTATACTTACACAATAATTATTATCTTTAGAAAATGTTATTTTATCTCTATACACAACAGTATCATCAGAGTCAGAATATTTAACTAAACCAGCATTTATTCCTTTAATAGTGTATGTATTTCCTCCACCACCATACACTTCCTCCACATTAGCAATACTTTCTGGATTTAAAGTTCCAGTTAATAATTCACCTCTTGCATATGCAGTTTTTCCAAGTACAATATCAGAAGCGGTTGCAGTAGCATTTGAAGTATTAGTACCAGGAATAAGAGTTCCATAAATCTTTTTACCATTAACATAGGCACTCTCCCCACTCAATATATCATCCGCTGTAGCAGTAGCATCTGAGGTATTTAATGGCTCATATGTTCCTGTTATTTTTCCACCATTAATATAAGCAGTTTTACCAGCTAAAATATCAGCAGAGCTTGCTGTAGCGTCAGAGGTATCAGTTCCTTTACATACATGTGTACCATAAACTTTTTTACCTTTAACATAAGCAGTAGCACCCAAAACTAAATCATCAGCTGTAGCATTTGCATCTGATGTATTTACATAGTTTCCCTCAAGTTCTAAATCACTAGCAGTTTTTATCTTAGAAATATTAGACGCCATATTATCAAAACTATCTGTAGCAGAGGTTGTAACTCCTTTGTCAGTAATAGCCCTCGCTACTTTTGTTTTACCACTACTGACAGATTGAAAAAGTTTATTTTGATTATTATTCAAAGTACTTATTGCAGTATTAACACTTGAAAAGTTATCATTAACATCTTTAACTACAGCCTTTAATTGTGTATCAGTATAATTTTTTTGAGTAGTTGAAACATCTGATATCTTTTGAGATAAATTTTGATTTAAAGCTTGAATATCTGTAAGCTTTGCAAAACTTGAAAAATCTTGAGCTGTTACAACAGCATCAGTATAAGCTTTTGCTGTATTTAGAGTTTTTAAATCTTGTTCATCAATATACTCTTTTTGTATATTTTCCTGATAATTATGATAATCTTGTACATATTTTTTTGTAGCATAATCTTCAGCAGGTATACTACCTAAATGTAAAGAGTCATTTGATAAATTACAATCAGGTTTGGCACTTGATGTTGATTTGTATTTACTTATTTTTTCACTTGGTCTTGACATTAATTTCACACTCCTTTTTTAAAAAGGGAAACAATTGTATTGCCTCCCTTTTTATTGTTTTATTATTCTATTCACTAGGAACTACAACGGGATTACTAATACCTTTAGAACCAACAAGTCCTCTCCAGTCATTATATCCACAATCATATCTTGTATATCCAAACATTCTATAATCCATTTTGTTTTGGATCTTTTCAGAATCGAATATAGGTTCTTCTCTATTCAAAAATAATAAATTATCAATAGAACTATCTTGGATAAACCATGGTTGCATTAATCCTGCAGGGTCAGATAAATAATCCCATACTACTACATCTAAATTTGGTACAGTATTTACATCATTATTATTTGTTCCTGCTTGTAATATGGAATGTACAACAGCTTTTGCAACAAACTCTAATTCAGGACATACAACTAATCTTTTAGCACTAGCAGAAATTTTTATTCCTGCTTCATCAACTTGCTTTCTCATTAAAGTTAAAGCAGCTTTTAGTGTTTCATCTCTTAAAGCTCCCTCAATTAAATTAGAACATGTTTTATCACTAGAAGCTAATGGATGGTCTGTTGCAAATAAAGCTTTTCCATCATATCCAACATTTGCAAAACCATTTAATATAACTTTCGCACAATCAGTTTCTTGTGTTGCTCTTAGTGAACGTCCCAAACCTTTAGCACTTCCACCTTTTCCAATACCTTTCATTACATTGTATCTATCATCTTGCATTAATTCCCATGTTAATACATAAGATTTATCATATCTTTTAGCTTCAAAAGATGCAACTTCTCCCTCTCCAAAATTACTCTCATTGAAATTACCTCCTTCTGTATTAGTATCCCATAATCCAAAAGCACCTAAATGAGGATAACTTTGTGTTTTTCCTATCATCTTCTCAATTTTAAATATACTTTTAAATTTTGCAGGTATTTCATTATATGAGTCAAAAAATACCTTTTTATGTATTGGTGTCATCAATTCACCAAAATTTTCACGTGTCATTGTAGGCATATAAATCACTCCTCTATATATCAATATTTGTAACAATATATAAAGTCTAATTGCTATTTGATTTTTGTAGATTTATACTTTTCATAGTCTTTGATACTATTCATATCACGGAAAGC